CTCACAAACAACCTCAGCAGCGTTAACTCCCTGCTACCCAAAAACAAACCACCATGAAAAGTCAGCTTATTTTTATTAGTTATAATCTCGGTCAGTGTAACAGCTTAGGAGATTCATTTTATTCAAAATCTTTTATTTTATTTCAAATACTTTAAAAATTTTCCAAGATGACGATTAACAATAATAATAACCTGTTCGATCTCGAACCTCTACCCATTAATTATAATGCGGTGGACCAAATAGTAAACAACATTTCTGATTATGAAGACGTATTTGCCAACATTGATAGAGAAGTTCACCAAGACCGTATGGCCGAGGTGAGACCTCAATTGAAGAAGAAAGTCAAAAATAAACAGTTGACCAAACTTTTTAAAGACGTGCAGCGCAATTCTGCTGCCATTGCAAATAACAGTTTTCATGATAATTACAAGCAGTACGAGAATGTTAAACACTCTCGACGCAGAAAAAGAAGAAATAATTTTGAGCCACATATTGGTCTCTCATCTTTATCTATGGATTTTATTCTTAAAGGTGAATTACCTGACCAAATTGCTCGAGAAGTCGAAATTTTAATCGCCTTGTTTACAAACTTACGTGGCTGCAAAAACATTTCGGCCATGATGGCTTCACTTTTCCTTTATATTCAAACACACACTACTGGATCTGTTTCAAAACAAGTTTACACTTATGTGAAGGACTTGGTTGATAACATGACAGATTCTTATGAACACAGATCTAAGAGAGCAAATGAAATCTTAGATGATGCGTTTGATATGGACTTCAGTCCACACATTGGAGGCGATGACGCCGGAGATGCTCGACCAGAATTTTTGGAAATGTTAAGTTCTCTTAAAACCAATTGGCGAATGGTGGTAAATAATACTATTTTCGATAAGATTGCCAAGTTAGTAGGTGTGATAGTTACTCTAGGTCTATGTAATGTTACAGACCTTAACTTTCAAATTTGCGGCTTTAAACTTTTCGAAGAAGAAATTATTGAAAAACAAATGAAATCATCTGACATTGTGGAGGCTATTTTAAGTGTAGTCGAACATTTTGCCGAAGGCGCATGGACATGTTACTCTACTGGCTCGTTAAAACCCTTATTTTTGGGTTCAAACGAAGCCATGAAGATGGACCAAGATTATGTAGACGTAATGGCGATGTGGGACTTAGTTAGAAAT